TGTAGCAAAAGCAAACGCATCTCGAATGGCGTTATACTCTGCGTTTACTGGTGCAGCACGAATAATTGCACTAGCGATAATATCTGCTGCTGACTGTCTGCTATAACCTGCCATTTTATAACCTGTCTCCTACTCCAAACGTCACAACTAAACCTTGAATACTGTGTGATGCATTTGTATCATTTGTTACGTATTTAAAAGATACTGACTTACCAGAGCCAGATACATTTGTTCTTATTACGGGTGCTGGATTACCATCAAAGATAGCTGTACTATCATAGACTGCTTCATTGTAGTACGCTGCTGTACCTTCAGTGATTAGTGTGAAGTTTGTAGGACTTAATGTTTCAAAGGCTTCGTAATCATACAAAACAGACATAGCAATCTCATTGTCACCTTCTGAGCGTAAGTATGTAGCTACAGTATGTATTACTTTACGTTGCTCAGGGTCTTGCATATGGATGAACGGTGTCTGGTAAAGACTAAATATTTCATCCCCATCAAAGTCACTACCTTGCTCTTGTCGGTGTACTTTACCAGCACTATCACCGTGTATCACAAACTCAAACTGACCGATGTAACCACTGTCTGCACAAGTAGCTTCAATCCCTAGAAGCTGACCAAACTCAAACATATTACCTTGAGGTGTTGAACGTATTCCACTAATCAAACCTGTAGAACCACCTACTGAAAAGAAAACTCTAAACTGAGACTTTTCACGAACAATAACAGTAGATAAAGCTTCTAGGTCTTCTTCAAGTACAACCTCAGTGAAGATAGACTGAATGTTACGAGAGATGGACTCTAAGTTAACGTCACCAATCTTGTTAGTACCACTAATGGGACGATAACCATCTTGTGATAAAAAGAATACATCACCACCAATTTCAACAATACTATCTGTAGCTAAACAACCAAGATCATCTGTGACGTTCTCTAGCACAAAGTTAGATATGTTGTTGCCTACAAGCTTCTTGATGTTGTTCACACCAAAGATAAACAACTGATCACGGAATGCTTTAGTAGCTACTATAGGAAAGCCTACATTGATAACACCAGCACCATCAGCAGCGGCAAAACTAGTCTCATTGTAAGGAGCACTAAAGTAAAGGTTTGTATCTTCGTTAGGATCGCCTGACAAAAAGATATGATTCTGAAATATAGAAGAGTACTTAGGTGCGCTGGGTGCATCAGCGTGTGTAATCTGCGTATAAGTAGTACCATCATATGTAGCTGCAGGGTTAATGCCATCTGTAAGAACTACTTTAGAGCTACCCCAGTTATAACGCTTAAAGCGTACTTTAATAACACCTGTCATTGTAGGGCTACCTGATGTAGTCACTGCAACCCAAGCTGATGTAGCGTCATCCCAATAGTGTAAATAGTTTGAACCACTAGAAGGTTTACGTGCAGCTAGAATACCATCGTTAATACCATTAGCAACACAAACACCTAGAACACTACCTGTTCCTGTAACTGTGCCGTAGTCATTACTGTAGCCGCTAATTCTACGATAACCACCTGTAACAGCGGGTTCGTAGTTAATCAAACTAACAGCAGAACCAGGAGAGGTTTCACCTTGTGATAGCACATCACGGTTGGTGTTAAGGCCACCTTGGCAGAATAGTTTAAATGAGGCTAGATTGTCAGCCATTAGACACCGCCGCTAAATGAGCTTGTATTTGATCTTGCAATAACAGTTGAACGTACAGACAGTGGGTCATCCATCAACACTCGACGCATAGACTTGATACCGTCCTCAAAGTTGTTCTGATGCATAGCAGCACTCTGTTCATTACTACGAAAGCGCATCATAAACATCATAGCACCATCAATAACTACGTGTTTAAAACGATCAGGGATAACTGATATGTCATCATACAAAGTCATATCTGAAGGGTAAGACCAATAGACGTACTCAATCTCGTATGCTGCGTTAGGAATAGGTGTAACACCAAAAGATTCACCTAGTGTTTGATACACACGCATAGGAGGGCCGTCACCATTTACTGTGTCGCCTTGATCATCAGAAGCTCTTACGTTTTGTATGTAGTCTTCATAAGAAATAGCTCGAAGGTTCATAGGACTATTACCTGCTGAGCTTAATGCTTTTAAGTAGAAGGTATCCCAGTCAACACTAGAGTAGTCTGAGGGAAAGCTATACTGTCTAGTGCCGATAGTAAGTGTTTGTGTATAAGTAGTTTTAAGGAAAGGCCATTCTTGACCGTCCTGTAGAATAAGTCTAACACTACTGTTAACTGCATCTTTAGCTAGTGCCTGAACATTACGTACTGAGTCAAAGCCATCACCAGCAATATCTAGTGTAACTTCGTTCAATCTACGTAGTAGTTCATTTACTAGTGAAATATAAGTAGCCATAGAGTTATCCTACTGTTAAATGTACTAAAGGGCCAGCCTCTTGACAAGACCAGCCCAATAGTTTATATATTATTACGCAGCGTTGTATACTGCAGACACAAGAGCTTCTGGACGAAGAATCTTGCGACCGTAGAGGTGCATACCACGCACGATGTCTGCGAATGAGTCTGGGTCACGGTAGTTCTCAACTTTGTTGATCTGCTCCGCTGAAGCTACTGCTTCTTCCTGACCTGCTACGACAACACCGTAGTTAGTTGACTGTGCAGATGTACCTGAAGTACCTGCGCCAGTACCTGCTGCTGGTAGGTTGTTTGAAACGTATACACGGAAGCCGTGTAGGTTGTTCAACACCAAACCGTTCTGCAAGCCTGAACCACCGAAGTCTGCGTTCAATAGACGTGAATCTTCGTCTTTTAGCATTTCGATGAATACTGGGTCTACAACCATCCAACGTCCACGTGAGTCAACGTTTGCTGTGTCCATCTGACGAGCCATACGAGCTACGACTGACAAAGGTGATACAGTTGTTGCTGACAATGCAGTTGCGCCTGGTAGACGTGGTGCTAGTGGGATAGAATCCCCTGCAGAAGCTGAACCTGAAATAGTCAAGCTGCTGAAGTCTGTAGCATCCAAGTGGTTAGCAGTCAGCCATTCACCTGTTAGGTTACCTGCTGTGTCGTGTTGTGCGTCACCTGATGTACCAGTGATTGCAGCACCTGCAGTTGTATAACCAGACAGATAAGACAAAACGTCTGCATCCATAGCGTCAGCCATTTTATATGCTGCGCGATCAGCAGCTAGGCTAACATAATCGACGTTTGCGAACTGGTCTTCGATGTCATCCATTTTGAATGCGAAGTAGTTAGCTTGGTCAATAGTCAATGAGAAGTCTTCGTTTGCAAGCTTCTCTACAGAAATACCTGTGTGACGCTCTAGTGCGTTAACAGTTACATCTGGTTCTTTTTGAATGCGAACCACATCACCTTGGTTGGCGATCTCACCGAAGTAAGAGTTGTTTGTGATTGCGTTTGTGACAGCAGATTTACGTAGAGCAATCTGTGCCTGTTTGGAGTAGATAATAGGGGACCAGTTGGTACCTGTAAATCCACCCGATGCGGAAGTAATAGCCATAGTTAAAATCTCCTTATAGATATGGCGTGATAGTTATACACTACATATCCACTAAAGAGGCCGTTCATCTTAGGGTAGTCAGCTGTGCTCAATCAGATTGGCCTATCTTAGTAGAGCGCTGGGCCTAAATGTCTGGGTAGTTCTTTGTGTGGCTAGTGCTAATTAAAGCATACACACTATTAGGGTGTATATACTATAGTTTTACTTATGTTAACACGAATGTCAAGCATTACTTTGTTACATCATAAATAAATTTACCTGAGCGTTGTGCGTCTAGGATTTCTTTCTGACGCTTCTCATACTCTTTGATTGACATCTTAGCTACCTGTGATTCACTTAGATAGGTAGATGCATCGTCTTCTTGAATCTGTGTGCTACGTTTAGTGCGTACTGAAGAAGCTGCACCTTTGTCGCTAGACGTAGACTTAGAGATAGTTTTAATACCTTTATCTACTTTGTACATATCAATAACACGTGCTACAGATTGTACATCCTCTGCGTTTTCATACAAAGCGTCTTGATAGACTTTAGGCTGTGACTCTGCCCACTCGTGGAAAGCATCATCATTACGAATGTCTTCAAAGTCAGGATGAAGCTGTAGTAACTCTGCTTCTGCACGTTGGCGTTTAGCGTCTACACGTAATGCTTCAATCTCCTGTAAGCGCTTATCAATGTCAGAAGAACGCTCCTGAGCTTTACGATCTGCGATAGCTTCTACGATACCAGCTACATCAGGGTACTTCTTAGCCCAAGCTTCAATGTCTTTCTCTGTCTTAGGCAATACAAGCTCATTCTTTGTAGCTTTATCCAGTTGAGACTGTAGTTGCTCAAACTTTACTTTCCACTCTTGTTCTTTATCTTGAACGTGGCGGCGTAGATCACCATAGCGTTTCTTAAAGTTCTTCTCTTCAGCTGTTAGCTCAGTGTCATCCTCTTCTTGTGTTTCGGCTTTAACTGGCTCTTTCGCTTCTTGTTCGCGTACACTCTCATTCTGAACTGAGGTGTTCTCAACTCTCTCGCTACTGGGTTCACTATCGGAGGTTTGTTCCTGCGTTTCATCTTCTTCTTGCTGTGGAGCTATCCCAGCCTGCTTCATTAGTTCCTTTAGTTCCTGCTCATCTTTGTTAATACGTGCTGCATTACGCATATGTGCAGGTGAGTTTAATTCTACTTGTTCTACTTCAGGCATTTGTTTCTCCTTATGTTGGGGCCAGCACTATGCTGGGTAGCCTTATAGTTATATGGATAGTAGCGCTGGGTTACTATTTCTTCTTTTTGTTCTTGCGGCGTTTTACCATACCACCTTGGTTAAGTCCTGTTACTACATTCGAGTTAGTGATTGCACCTGAACCAGATGCACCAGAAACATCAGGTCCAATACCACCAAATGGTTCTAGTTCTTCTGTCATATCAGGTTCAGAATCACTATCACCTTCATTATTGGGTGCAGGTTTAGGCGTTGAAGTAGGTGTACTGTCGTTATCATCACTACCGCCTGTACGACGAGAGCCACCGAATGAATCACGTAGGTTATCACCTTGTACGCCAGCCTCTCCGTCGAAGCCTAGTAGGTCACCTAACCAAGTATCACCAAAGTTAACATTACCGTCTTTGTTTGTGTCAGCTAAGTTCTCATACAAACCAGATTCACCACCGAAGATAGAACCTTTTGTTTTTAGTCCTTCTGTGTTAATACCTTCTTCATCCATACGGTTAACAATATCGTTATACTGTGCTACCATTTTAGTATTGATGAATGCAGCTACTGGTAGCCCTGCTGTTGATGCAATAGCTGTAGCGATGTTAGTCATAGCACTTAGACCTTTAGCTGTTTTAGCTAGGTCTTCAGACTTAATACTATCTACATCAATAGACTCTGTACTTTGTGGTGGAGCTTTAACTGGCTCTCCCTCATCATTCTGTCTTACAGTAGTCTCTGTAGTAGTTTGTACTGGTGTCTCAGAGTACCCCATCTCTACAAGCTCTTCATAACGTGCTTGTTGTGCAGGTAGGATCAATGTCTCTACTTCACCGTTTGAACCATACATAATAACTGTACGTGTTGACGGTGCAGTTGTACCCAGTTGCTGATCTATCAAAAAACCAGGAGCAAAAACTGAGCCTTGAGTAGCACCAAACTGAGGAGTGTAAGGATCAATACCTGGGTCCACGCCTGTAGTAGGATCAGAAACATCTACCCCACCTTGAGCGTAAAGTACCTGACCGCCTTTGTTGTACTGCCCAGCATTACCCATAGCTACAGGAGCTGGGTTCTGGTACATCTGTTGTTGTTGCAGATAAGGGTTAGTGCTTTGTGTAGGTTGAACCATACCGCCCACAGCCATACCCTGTATCTGCTCCAATGCGGCTAACTCTTCAGGGGTTAGTTCGCCACCAGTTTGGTTATCAATAGTTTGCGCTACAGGCTCACCACCGATACGTCCATTCGCTTCCATATCCATCAAGCCACGCTTGGCTTCACTACGTAGGTCTTCGAAGAACTTAACACCGTAGAAACGCACTACGTCAGCAGGTACGACATACTCACCCTCGCTTAGTTGCGCTGGGATGTCATCACGTACTTCCTCAGCCATAGAGCCAGGAGGCACTTCGTTACCGCTTACAGGGTCCATATTAGTCCCATCATCAGTAAGACCACCTTCCTCCATAAAGGCCATCTGCATTTGCTTAGCTGTGTCCATTAACTTCTTCCCTCATAAATTTTAATCTACGTAGTGCGGCTACTTCACCTTGCATACGATAGACTGCCTCTACGTCATTCGCTTGTTCCATACGCACGTGTGCTGCTGAAATCTTCTCATCTAAGTATTCTAAATAAGCGTCCCATAGTTGCTTATCGTTTGTTATCTTTTTTAGTGTGCCATTCATTTAGTTGGTCTTTCTACTAATCCACCTTTGTTGAACCGTAGTTTAATGTTTGCTGGATCAATAGTCAAGTTAGAAATGTCTAGTAGTGTACCTTGAACTGTTTCAACAGACTGTTTATAACTCTTGTCGTCATACACATAATAGTTAAGAGGCTTCTTGCCTACCTTGACCTGATTACCTAATTCGTTCCTCAACTGTTTAAGAACTTTCTGGTAAGCTGCCACATACGTATTATAGAAAGCAGAACCTTTAGCAACCTTAGACGCTACCTCTTCTTTAGGAAAACGTTTTTCAGCAAGCTTTTCTACAGGAGGTAGAACGATCTCGTCAATACCTTTTGATTTAGCGTCTGCTATAATGGCCTGTAGGGACATACGAATTGAATCTGAGACACTCTGAATAGGTAAATCTTTTTTAGTTGTGACTGTATCCATCTTAGCTAAACCCATTTCAACAATCTCAAACAGCTCGTCTGACAAATCAGGTAGATAGATATGACCTCCAAAATCAAACTCACGCCCTACAATTTCACCTGCTACATAAGATAAACTGCCTTGTGGGGTAACAACATTAACGTTAACGCCTAGATCGTCTAACGCTTCTTTAAATATGTCTTTTCTTTGATCGTCAGAAAGAGCTTTATTAGTGCGTGTAGGTATTACAGTATCATAAATG